GGTAACTTCAGCCGCACCAACTTGCCCACGGCGCCCGCTGCCCCGCCCCCGAAGGACAATTCCGGGGACTTGATCAGCCTCCTGGGCAGTTCGCTTGCCCTGGCGGGGCGCGAAGACCCGAACGCGAAGACCGACAAGGCGCAGTATATCCCCGCCGGGGCAAGCGAACTGCCCAGGAGGCTGATCAAGTCCCCGGAATTGTCCTTCGGGGGCGGGGCAGCGGGCGCCGTGGGCAAGTTGGTGCGGCTGAAGTTACCCTGCTGCAAGCTGGAAAGCGGCGTCTTCGGCTTGGGCAGGAAAGTGCCAGACAAGCCGGGCACCTGCGCCGTGCTCGCGATAGCGGGTGAAATGGAGGGCGTAAACGCGCCGCCCGTGGCAAGGCCAACGCGGCCACCGTCCTTAAGGAACATCAGCGCAACTTTAGCCGCGTTAGCCAGCGTCGCGAGTGTCTGATCGCCCTTCGGCTGGACAGCCGGCGCGGTCGGAAGGTTCGCTCCGCCCTGCGGGAACTGTAGTTTTCCGAGCGACGTGGACAACGCGCCACCTGCGGCGCGGCCAATCCGCCCGCCGGTAGCCTTGCCGCCACTGTCCGAGGTGGTCGTGGACGAGCCGCCCATATTAGAGCCAAGGCCCGTGGAAAGTTGCGACAACCATGTCAACATCTCATAAGGATACTGTTGCTGGTTCTGCCACTGCTCATACTGTGTATTGAGGATATTCTGCGCCTGCTGCTGCTGCTGGTTGCCCGCGTTCAATAGGGCGTCCGCCTCGCTAAGCCCAGTTTGGGATGCCGAGGTGCCAAGGTTTTGGTATTGGCCGCCAGCGGTCAACGCGTTCTGCTTATCCTGCTGCGCTGCCGAAAGCGCCTGCGAGTAGCCACTGTTATACAAGTCCGCCAAGGTCTGGTTATTCGCCAAGGATTGCTGCCGGGCAAGTTCCGCCTGCGCCACGCCTGCCCGGTCCCCGCCAAATGCGCCCGAAGCGATGGCGTTACCGGTCAGTTGGTTGGCCTGCTGCGCGTTGTTCTCCTGCATGTTGGCCATCGTCGCGTTGATGACCTGTTGCTGGTATGGCGACATATAACCTTGGATCTGTTCCCCTGTTACAGGGGAAGCCCCGGCGTCAGCGTAACCCGCTGCGGAGTTATAGTACGCCTGTCCGCGTCCTTGCAGGTTGGCGAGGTTCTGATACGCCTGATCCTGATAGCCCGTCGTTCCGGCGATCAGATCACCGGAGTATTGTTCATACGGCTTTTCCGACTGAACGTTAGCCTTGCTGATCAGGTTCTTGTACTGTTCGAGGACTTCCGGGGGAATCTGCTGAACAGTAGTAGAGGACGTGGAACCGCCGCCGCAACCCATGGCTTTATCCCTTGTGGAAGAAGAATAGTTTTCGGGGCTCCCCGAACCTTCGGCGGTACAATCTTATCTTGGCTTCCGGCTTTTTCCTAGAAGAAACGCCGATGTCAAGGGGGAGGTTTAACGTTGTGGAGGCCCACTGCGCGAAGCGCATCAGCTTGTCCGATGCACCATAAGTATCTTGGCCTTCAGGTACGGCGATGAACCGTTCGACCAGCGAGCACTTTCCGGTCACGTCTTCAACCTGAACGCCAAGGATGATCATGCCTTTGATGTTGCCCGGTTGACCGACTACCCCGACAACCGCGCGACCCGTTGCTTGACCTTGCCGGAGCACGTCTTGCTGGATCTCCGCTAGGGCTCGCGGATAATTGACCGGGAGGATTGAGTTATCCGCACCAATCCATCGGGACACCCGTTCCAGATCATCCCAGATCGCCGTGGTAGCGAGGTGCACGCCCTCTGGGAGATCCGGCTGTGCCCCAGGGGCCGCACGGAACAAGCCCCCATAGGCTTCCAGTTCTCGGGTGTACAAGCCTATTTTCGGAGCCAGGGCCGGCGTGTTCTCAATGGTCATAACGAGGGGAACCCCCGCCGTATCGGCGTATGTCTTCGCGAAACGGATAAGGGCTTTGGCATAAGGGCTGCGGCGGCGGGTCGGAACGACGTAATGCCAAGCATCGGCGAGCAGGAATTCGTCGCTATACCAAAGCCGGTTCACCGTTAGCCCGATAGATGCGACGATTTTCCCGTTTTCACGAGCGATTCCAGCCACAGCGCCATCATTCCGGGCGATCATGTCGGTAACGCTATCAATCTCTTCCAGCGACGGCGCAGAACCGCTGAAACCTTCCTTGATGGCCCGGAGATGGAGCCGCAGGTCTTTCACGTCTTCCGGTTTCGCCCGAACAATGGGGCTATACTTCTGTTTCCTGTTATTGCTCTGAACTTCCTCGGTCTGGTTCATTTCTGCGGTCCCGGTAGCTTCTTCAGTTCATTGATGGTCTGCTTGCGGACATCCAGGACGAACTTGTCTAGGGTAGCGTGCCCGTGTTTGACATTTCCCCCGCCAACACGCCGACAATCCCCCGGAGAAACAACGTATTCTCCGCCCGCGATGATGATCGGGACGGGGGCGCCGCCTCCCGTTCTGGTCGGAAATAGGCTATCCAGCACGGCGGCGCCGGCTAGGGTGTTACCCTCCCCGAGGGCGGAAACGATGTCCGCCGGGATCACGTAAGCGCCATTAGGCAGCGACACATTGCGTGTATCGGTCCTGCCGGGCTCCGAGATTCGGATAAGACCGAAATCAACAATAGGTTCTTCTGGCATATCACGCTCCAACGAGAAATCCCAACGAGGCGACGCTAACGGAACCGTCGGTGCCAATGGTGTCCCCGATACCGGGGTTTACGCTGGCAAGCCTAGCAAAAGTGTTAGCCGTCGCGATATCCACGCAGAACGCCTGCGGGATAGGGCGTGCGTTCTGGTACGCTACGCTCACGCTGCTGGTACCCGTGCCGTCCGTCCTGACGAGAAGTACCGCGCATGGCACCCCCGCCGTAAGCGTTACCGGGGACCCGAAATTGGAGTACACAAACCCGCGCGTTGAGGTAGTCGTAGCCGTTACGGACGCAGTGCTGTACGCGGCCTGAACAACGTTAGACCCATCCAAAGTGACCAGCATCAACTTATATACCTGTCCGGAAGATGTGCTAAGCGACCCGCCAAGTCCGTAGACGGTGGTATCTTGCGTGGGGGTAAAGAATACCCCTTTCGCCGCGTATGCCGTGGTATCTATGTTCTGCCCCCCTACTAACGGGGACCAGACTTTTACAGGTATCGTCACGTTGCTGGCCGCCGTTAACCGGCCCTTCGCGTCAACGGTGAACGTGGCGACCTGGGAAGACGAGCCATAGCTGCCTGCGCTGACGCCCGTCGTCGTCAAGTTGGCTGTGATAGAGCCGGACGTGGTGACCGGCGAGCCGCTGACGGTCAGGTCCGTGGAGCTAAGGCCAACCGAGGTGACCGTGCCGGAACCACCGCCCCCGGAGACGGGGACGTTCGTGGCTGACGTGATACGGCCCTTCGCATCGACGGTAAATTGGGCCACGTTACTGGCATCCCCATAAGTGCCCGCGCTAACGCCCGTCGTTGTCAAGTTAGCCGTTATAGATCCAGACGTGGTAACCGGCGAGCCGCTGACGGTCAGGTCGGTAGAGGTGAGCCCAACCGAGGTGACCGTACCAGAGCCGCCGCCCCCGGAGACGGGGACATTCGTTACGGAGGTTACACGGCCTTTCGTGTCAACCGTGATCTGCGCAACGTTGCTGGCGTCCCCGTAGGTACCCGCGCTTACGCCCGTCGTTGTCAGGTTAGCTGTGATCGTGCCAGACGTGGTAACCGGAGAACCGCTAACGGTCAGGTCGGTAGAGGTGAGCCCAACCGAGGTGACCGTTCCCCCACCGCCCGTCGAGATACTAACGTTGGTAACGGCTGTCACCTGCCCCTGAGCGTTGACGGTGACCTGGGCAACGTTGGTTCCGTTGCCATACGTTCCGGGTGTAACGTTACCGGGTTTGCCCGTGTAAGCCATTAGACTACACTCCATTCCGTTCCATTGTAGACACATGTGACGGCGCCGTAATTGGCTGCGATAACGAATGTAGCCGCCCCGTCGATGTTACCAGACGCCGGGGAAACGGTAATGTTGTTTGTCGTAGCGTCGCCCTTTCCGTCCTTGACGATAACAATGCGCCCTGTGGCCGGCGTTGATGGTAGCGTTACCCCCATGGCGCCGGGGACGGTCAAGTTTATCACCACAAGATAATCCGTGGTAAGAATGCTATAGGTTGGACCTGACGTAACAACTGTCGTCGGAACCGAAAGCGGCGTCGTGATCGTGGCGGAACCGGCAGCGGATAAGCGCCCCTTCGCGTCAACGGTGAACGTGGAAACCTGCGTCGCAGAGCCGTAGCTACCTGCGCTGACGCCCGTCGTCGTCAGATTCGCGGTGATCGAGCCGCTGGTCGTGATCGGAGAGCCGCTAACGGTCAAATCGGTGGAAGTGAGTCCAACCGAGGTAACCGTGCCGGCAGTAATCGAGACATTAGAAACCGAAGTCACATGGCCTTGGGCATCAACGGTGAACTGCGGAACGCTCGATGCGCTGCCATACGTTCCGGCGGAAACTCCGCTAACGGCATGGCTGACCGTGATCGAGCCGGACGTGGTGACAGGCCCGCCGGATGCCGTGATTGCGGTTCCCCCCGTAATGTTAACCGAGGTGACGGTGCCAGAGCCGGGCGTGCTGATTGGCACAACGCTGACACTGGTAACGCGGCCCTTTGCGTCCACGGTGACCTGGGCGACGTTCGTCCCGTTACCGTAAGTCCCCGGCGTGACGCCGCTTGGTGACAGGTCAATATCGACAACCCCAGAAGTGGTGACCGGAGAGCCCGTCACCGAAATATCGCCTGAGGGGCTTTGCACGCCAACCGAGGTCACGGTTCCCGTTCCGCCCCCACCACCGGAGAATGATTCCGCGATATTGTTCAGCGCAACGATGATCTGCCGGCCAAGAGCTTCCGTGGATACGCTTCGTTCAGAGGAAATCGTTTGAACCATTATCGCCTCCCTGCGGGAGCGCCACGATAGCGGATCTTCCCAAGACGCCAGAAGCTGCCGAGATCATCGCTCTCAAAGCGGAGCGCCATCTGTCTGCCACGGGCCCGCATCGTGACGAAAGGCGTCAGCTTGTTGACCGGATATGGGCCATAAAGCCGGGGCTCGTCCGTCGGGTAATCCACCATCTTCACGGTAACGTTTACCGTGCCGTTCTGGTCGGACGTCGGAATGCCGAATTTCACGTCCGGGATGATCTGGTCAACGTAAGTGAACATGTCCCCTTCCGCGATCATGATGTAACCCGTCTCGATGGCCGCATTGATCGGTAAACCGCTATCATCGGTTCCTATCTCGTGCTGGAACACTTCCAACGCGGAATTGGCGCCAATAGGCGGCCCCAACACGGATTGATCGATCCACGCCGTTCGGTCCAGCGTCCCATAGTCCCATGTTTGCGCGGAGATGTTGTATTTGACGTAGGAATCGTTCTCGTCGCTGTCCTTCGACGGGTAGAACCACCACACTTCACCGAAGTAACTGTTAGACCCCGCCGTGATCTTCGACGCCTGAAGTTCGGTCAAGTTCTGGAAGATTTCGTCCCATACGGAGCAAGGTAACTCGGATACCCCGGAGCCATTGAACACGTAGAACTGCCGCTGCGACATCCAGTAAAGGTCGTCGTTCATGCGAGCGAAGGCGTGCGGCGCGATAAGGCCGCAGTTCGTCGCAAGCTGGTCGAACCCGAAGATATACGGCGTTGAGATATACGACATCTGCCAAAGGCCAACGTCGGTCCAGATATAGGCGTTGGTCGAATTGGACACGCCCGCCACGATATAGTTACCCGTACCAAGGCGGAACGACCCTGCTTGGTTCGTCGAAGACGCGACCCATGTATTATAGTCCTCCACGTCACTCCACCGAATGAGCAACGGGTCACGGATGCCAGCGGTCTCCGCGCCCAAGGCAACGAGAATACGCGCCGGCATCGAGACGAAGATCTGGCTTGCGATAGTCGGGGCGTTATTGATCAGCGTGGCAATATTCCCGCCAGACGCCGGAGGCGTCCATACGTAGATGCCACCGCCGTATCGGTTGGCGATAAGTTGTTCACCCCAATTGTCCAACGACCACAAGGAAACCCCTTGCAGGTAAAACATATTTGACCCCATGCCATACGGCCCGAAGCCATAAGGCCCCGCACCGTAAGAGCCATTCTCCAATGCGTCGTCCAACCCGTTTCCGAGCAGATAACCGATGCGAAGCTCGCCCGCATTCATGGAAGCCGTTGCAGAGCTTACGGCGGTGGCGGCCTCGATGGTAAACTGGTCAAGGTTTGAATAGGTGATGATATACGATCCAGAGAGCGTAATCCCGCCCACGGTAACCGGTAGCGCAAGCGTATACTCGTCCCCGGTCCAAAGGCTATGGCTTGGCGCCGTGACGACAACCGTAGTTGTTCCGGCGGTGGTCTGGAACGACGCGGTGACGCCACCCGCGTACGCGTTTGTCGTGGCCGGGTCTGCCGCCGTAAAGCGCCACGCGGCGCCGCCAGACGACACGTTAAACACCTGATAAGACCCGTATATGATGATACCCCCAACGTAAACCGGGACGACGAAGTTTACCCAATCGCCGTTAACCAGCCCAATCCCGGCGGCGCTCGGGTCTTGCACTTCGACGGTAGTGGAGCCGGCGGTTGTGTACAGCGCGGGGGGATCATTCGTCACATGCCGGAAAGGCGTAATGTTCTGTGTACCATAGGCCGATTCCAGCCAGAGTTCTTGGTTAGACCCACCAGCAAGGTACGTATTACCTGCAAGATCGGCAAAAGCGTGCAGGGCTCGCGGCGTGCCATAGATCGGCGACACATCCATGGCTCGCCAGCCGCCCATTTTCTGCGGAAGCCCGTCCTTGAAACGGATCAATTGGGATTTGGACCAGCCGCCTTCATTAAGGGTTTGCGTCTTCTGGACGTTGATCCCCGGCGCTAGAGTTACGTCCACCAGCGGCATTGTTTACCCCCTTGTGGGTGTGGCGACCGGGTTAGGCTGCTTTGGCGTCCATGCGTCAGCCGCCCATTTCTTGCGCAATTCCTCGATCCCGGCGGACTTGAAGGCAATCTGGTACTGGCCTTCCCACGTAACAGCCGTGTTCGGATCATCACTCATTTGCCCGAAATCGCGCTGATACCCGAAGGCGAAGACAAGGGAAGCCGCCAGAAACAGGTCCGGTAGGTGCTCTGTCAGGAAGGTTGTGGTGTTCTGCGGCGAAAGCGGCGCAGGCCGAATAGTCCCGATAACTTCAACCCGAAAGTTCTGCCCCGGCGGGGGGCCAACGATGTATGTGCTCTGGTTAATCTGCGCTACGGCATTCGGCACGGAGTCTGCGGACGGCGCGGTCGAGTTTGGCCACACGTGGTCCATGTACTCCCGCGTTGTAAGCGTGAGCGGGTGCCGTGTTCCGGCGTCAGCGGTGGGCGCAGAAGCCGGGGTAATGACATTCATCCCTTCGACCACGACGAATTCGGACGGGACCGTGAATGTTCGGCTGTTGGCGGTCAACGTGTTGGACGAGTTCCGCGTAATGGTTTCGAGCAGATTCAGTTCTCGGTAGATCCGAAGCTCCGCATAGGAAATCATTCGCGGGATGATCGCCTGAAAGGCCGCGTCTACCGGATTGACGAGCGAAATATTCGCAACGTCATTGATGTAGGATTGATAATCCATCGTCATGAGTACGGCAGCCTCTGCACGAGATACGCGGCACCAATATACGGGACTGCCGGAACGCCGTAAAGCGTGGTTGCACTTGCCGCCGCTGCCTGCAAGTTCTTGTTCCGGTACTCGATTGGATACGACGGGGGGTAACTGTTGACCTTTGTCGTCACCGTTACCATGCCAATCCGGGTGGCCAGCGACCAGTTAACGCATTCTGCCGAAGCGCCGCGCAGCGTAATGCCGGGGTATACCAAAGGAAGCGCTTCCCAAGTGGCTTTCGGGTTCGGTGGTGTCACAACAGAAGCGATCAGCCCGGAATCATACGCCACGGAATTGAACGTCCACTTCTGATGGTTCTCGTCAAGCCCGAAGATCGTATCCAGCGATGCGATTACGTCGATATCGTCTTCCCACCATTGCCCCAAAGGCACGGGCTCATTCGGCTCGGTAAACCCCGGGTAACGGTATGTCTGGATCAGTTTCCACGGATATTGAAGGGCCATCAGATAGCCCCTAGCACATCCGCGTAAACGTAGATGTCCGCCGTACAAGCCGTGCTATTCGGCGTGGTCAGCGACAGGTACAGTGTATCCCCAGACCGGATTACCCCCGTGGAGGCAAGCGTCAGACTGATGATTGTCGTTCCGCTAACCAGGCCCGTGTAGCTTTGCGACGCCGCGACAATCGCAGTGCCGCCTTTCGAGGTAGCGGTGTAGATGCCGCCCTGCGCCGCGACCGGGGTGCCAACAACATTCGTAGCAATGATGCGAACAACGTCATATCCGTAGGTAAGGTGATTAACAGGGATAGGTTGGTCGGAGGTCAGCGCAAGGTTGGCGCCGATCAGCTTCCCGATGGCCGCACGCGGCGGCACCGTCGCGGAAGCGTTCTGCAATGCGAGAACATCGGTTTCCAGCGCGGATACTTGCGCCGGCAACGGGTTAACGATGGCGTCTGTAGCCGCGAGGCCGCCTTGCAGGGCGTTGATGTCGTTATACGCCGCAAGGAAGTTATCCCTGACCGGAGCCGACGCCAAGGGCTGCGTGCTGGCGGGGACTGTAGGATTAATCGTGCTGGTCATTTCCACTGTCCCCATACGTCATCGGGAATGGTCTCGCCATCCCATGTTTCGCTCTGCGCTGTACCTAGCTCCGGCGGCGCCGGCCACGGGCTATCCCATATCGTCGGGTTAGGCGCGATAAACGGGCTCTGCTGCGGGTTAGGCTGCTGGTCCCACTGATAAGCAGTGGCGCCATAACCGCCGTCCCAAAAAAGATTAGGCTGATCCCAGAAAGCCGGAACCACGGTAGCCGGGTTGCGCTGACGCGGATCTTTGACGGGCACGGGGTCCGGGGGCGTGATGATAGGGCGCAAGTGCTCGTCTGGCACGTCAAGGCATTTCGGGCAAACGCGAAACCGGGTGTTCATCAGCCTGGGGCCGCGCCATTCAAACTGCCATTGCAGCGCGTTCAAGGACCAGCGCACGCCGCAGCGGTCACAGATACCGGCGGCTTCCGGCTTCTGCGGGTTTACCTTGGCATATGCGCGGAAATTCCAAGCCATGGTTTACCTGAAGTATCCCGTGAGCACCGGGGCGATGGTTAGAGGCGCGTTCTCAACGTCATCCTGCGCAGCATCATTCCAGTCCTTAAGCGCGATGCCATCAAGCTGCGCCACCAGTTCAGGGCGATACGTCCGTGCCAGTTCTGCGGCCAACCCGCTCACGAAAGCGGAGTAAAACCGATAAGGAATGTCCGGTGTTTGCCCATTGGCGAAACCGCCGTCCATGATCTGGTATTCCGCGAACAGGTTAAGCGTGTACACCTGATTGTCGTCAGGCGGTTGCCACACGGTAATTCGCGGCGTGATTTGCCGGTCGAACCAGTAAACGGTCGGAAGCCCCGGCGTAGTCTTGTTCGGGAAACCGGCGTATTCCGTTCGGGAGATGCTGGTAATCACGCGATCCACGGGCGGATTCACCCCCGTCCTGATGTAGGCGTCCAGAACGTTGGTGACGTACCTCGGAAGCAGATAGGTCGCCTGAGACGGAACCAGCACAATCGGCTCTAGCTCTACCTTCCAAAGGTTCGGCCCGTTCTGCGAACTCCATCGGGAGAACAACAGGTTAACCCCCATACGGGCGTCTTCCATATGCTCTTGAGTGATCGCAGTTCGACGAACGCCAAGGCGCCCGTAAGCCGTCAGCACAAGCTCACCCATGGTAGGGCTGAAATCATATGTTCCAGAGACGGCCATCAGTTCACCCTTAACAGCGCAATGATAGCCCCTGCGGCGAATATCACGTCCCAGGAAGCGAGCCCAAGGCCAAAAGCCACCAACGCGACCGTGGCCCCGATAACAATTCCGTAGAGCACATGCGTTACCGCGCTATACGTTTCGAGGCCAAAGACGCGCATGGCGTTCTCCCTTAGACGTAGCCGACCCGACCCGCCTGAAGCACGGTGAAGTATACCGGGCCCCCCGAGATGGAGCCAACGGTGACGCGAACGGCGGTGATCGGCAGGCTATACGAGGCCCCCTTGGACGAGGTAACGGTGCCGTAGGTGGCATCCGCCACCCATACGGGGGTTACGCTCGTGTCCTGCACGTCATCGATAGTCGTGTGGACCGTCAGCGAGGCCGTGGTTCCGCCGGGGATTTCGATATACGAGTTAACCGAAAACGGCGAGATGTACGGATCAAGCAGGATATAGTCCTGCGCGCCCGTGGCGGTGGCCGGAATAGTCTGGCGGATAGACCTCATTTTCGCAGCCCTTTCAACGTCTCCGCAAGCCGAGCCTGCTTCGCGAGTTTAGGGTTGTCCGACTTCTCGGCGGCCTTGATCTTCTTTTCAGGGATCTTCTCCCCTTCGGGAACACCAAGGGATCGGTGGAGGCCACCCTTGTTTTCGGTCGCCCCCGTAATCCAACCGCCGTCTTTCCGCTTAGGCCGATCCAGCCGCCCTTTGGGGGACCGGCCCGGAATACGTTCCAGCGTAGCGAACCTCGGCGACTTATCCACCTTGCCGCCGAAAGCGCGGGCCAAGGCGGGGGCGAATGTCGTATCCCCGCTCTCGGCTTCCTTGATCACAGCCGGGTTGCCCCGTTTTTTCGGGATTGAGTACGGGTCAACCTTTTTACTATAGTCGGTCATCGTGATCTCCGTCAGCCGCCGTACTGCGTAACCCCGAAAAGACCCGTGGCGCCTGCGGCAATGTTAGCCGGCTTCGGGGTGATGAACATCTGCACCCGCGAGGTGCCGAGCGTACCGCCCGAAAAGACGTAAGTGCCGCGAACATCGCCCGTGGTAGCCGTGGCGGTGGTCGCATCGGCAGCGACGAACGTGCCGTTGGACTGTACGGCGTTGTTCCAGAAGATGTACACGTCGCCCAGGGTGTCCGCGCGAAGCGGGAGGCCAAATACGCTGCCGATACCAGCCGACACGGTGGCCGGCCCCGCAGCGAGCGTGCCCGCAGGGGTAATGCTGGCGACGTATTTGAATGCCTTCTTGCCAACGGCGGTGCCGGCATTTACGCCGGTGATAGTTTCCACCAGAGGCGCGCCGTAGATGTCATAACCAGCGACAGTGAACGTGGCGCCGGTATCATCCGCAGAAGAAGTGATGGTGACATTACGGGCAACCAACGTGGCCGGGTTATACAGGTTGATCGTGCCATCCTGACCCATGGCGGTAGCGGAGGCGCTACCGTCAATCGCCAGAAGGCCCGTCGCCAGAACCCCGGTGTTCAGATTACGGACAGATGCGCCTACGGTAATGCCGGAACCGGAAGACGAGACCAGCGTCATGGGCGTGCCAGCGGTCTGAACAGCAGCAGCGGCCAGCACAGCCGCGCCGGTCGCAACGGGTACAGCGTCCAAAACAGGGATCTGTGTCACGCCGTAAAAGCCATAAGCCTTAGCCAACGGGGACGAGCCGGGCACATACGGACGGCGAGGGTCCATAAGGCCAACGCCCTGATCGAAGAGGGAGGAACCCCTTTGCGGGTTGGAATCGCCGTAGCTGGATTTTCCAAAGGCCACCAACGGGCCCTGATGCGCGGTAACCGACATTTTATGATCTCCAATCAGGCCGAGATACAGTTCCTTGAAAAACGATACCACCCGGCGAGGCGTCTAGCAAAAGAAAAGGCGCCCGAAAGCGCCTTTTCCAATAGATGAGGTCCACTAACCGACGATCAGGAGGTGGGGGCCGAACCCCAGACCGCGCGCCAGTCATTGTACGAGAAGCTGTAACGCTCCGTGCCAAGGACCAGAAGGTTTTGCGTGGTGAAGTCAACGTCCATGGAAGTTTCGTACCTCCGGCGCTCGTAATGGATGAGGCCCGGCAGGTTGGTCTTTACAAACCAGGTGGAACCCGAGGTCAGGTAGTGGTTAACCACGTAACCCTCCGGAAGGCCGCCCGCGACCGACCGGATAGCGTTCACGTCGTTATCACCCGTACCCGGACGAAGTTCCGTCTTGGTAAGACGGACTGCCACCGCTTCCAGCGCCGGGGGGACGACCAGAAGACGGGGCTTCGCCGCGATCAGAAGACCGGCGTTGTCCCGGAAAGTGGAACCGATAACGGTCTGCGCGTTGATCAGCGAAGACTCGTTAAGCTCAACCTGCACCGTCGGGGTGTTGGCGAGGGTCATACCGTCAATCGGGTGCGCCGTCGAGAACAGCGCCACGCCGTCACCACCGATACGGGGATCGTAGGTCCAGCCGCTGTTCAGGACGTTAGCGGCATAGATTTCCTTCGCCTGGGCGAACGACTCGTTCAGGTTCAGAACCGACGGGTTGAACTGCGACTTGTAGAGGTTGTCCTCGATGGTGCGGCGAGTAACCGCAAAACCGAGCGCAATCTCGATATGCTGCGCGGTGTACATGAACCGCTCGCCAGCATTGTTGTCAAACGAAGCCGCCTGACCATCACCCTTGAGCTTCGGAAGCGAAAGGAAGCGCATCGAGGTTGTACGCTCGAACGCCATCTTCGACTGCTGCGTGGTGAAGAGCTTGGTGTACTCGACAGGGTTAAGGGCATACTTGCCCGTAACGGCGGCGAGGCCCGGCAGAAGCTCGTTTTTAATTGCGGTAAGATTGATAGCCATTTCTCAGTCTCCCGCTTAGATGCCGGCAAGCTGCTTGAAGAACTGGTTGTTGAACACGACCTCGACCTGATTGTAGGCCGCAGTGTGATCCGTCCCCGGTCCAACGCCAGTCGCCAAACCGTACACCCGGAAAGGAAGCGTGGTCGTGGTGGCGGTGCCAACGTTGTCAACCGACGCGGTGGAAAGGCCGGTAGTCGTGTTACCCGAACCAGCGGTGAACTGCACGCCGGCGCCAATGTCAGCGAAGCCAATGGGGCCCGTGGTCGCCTGCGCAAGGAAAATGACGCTCGGATCATCGATGATCACGGCGTTGACGTCCTGCGAGGTACCAGAACCAGGCCAATAGGGGCTGTACTGCGGGTAACCGGTTACGGTGTTCTGGTACACACAACCCCAGAAGATACCGCGAATGACCGCAGTGCCCGGAGTGGCTTTGGTGATATACCCGGTCGCAAGCTGCGACACGACATCGCCCTTGAAAATGGCGGTCGAGTTGTTGGAGGCAATAGCCCCCGGAACAATGGTCGCGTTCCACGCAGCGCCGTCAAGCCGACGAAGCGGCGTGAAACCGAACGGGGCGTTGAAATTCGCCATGTTTCGGTCCTTACCGTCAGTCGGTCCAGACAAGCGCTGTCAGACCAGAAAAGGTTTGGGTTAAGCGCGTGATAACCCGTAAAGTATGAAGTACATAGGTTAGACTGGTTGTCAAATAAAAAAAAACGCCGCTTTGTTAGAGCGGCGTTTTCGTTTGTGCCAACCGATCATTTCTCCTGGATGAATGCGCAGGTATACCGGATAAAGACAGCCGTCTTTTTCAGGAAACAGAAGCTCATAACCTGCGTTGTGGGTTTTCCCCGGAAAACCACGCACCCGCCGTCCTTGAGCCGTTCCGCTAGGTGCTTCTGCACGGCTTCCACCGCCGATTCTGCGGTCTCTCCGGCCAAGGCGATAGCCATGGTATCGACATCAAGCCACGAAATCGGCTTGGTGCTATCCGCAACAAGGACACCGTTCACGTAATCTTTGTACAGGCCAGGGGGAAGCGTCGTCGGAAGGGTTTCGCTATCAAGGCCCACCCGGCTGTTGTATTCCCGGATAAGCTCTTCGTTTGCAAGGGCCTCGGCCCAATCCTCCGGGGTATCCATATAGCCTTTGGTTCGGCCCGTCGTATAGCTCGATTTGATCCGGGCCCACAACTCGTCTTCAAGTAGGCGAGGGGAGTACACCCACGTATCGCGAACAGGTGCTCCCCCGGTCTGTGCCTGGAAAAACTTGGGGTCAACGCCAAGCATATCCTTCAGATACTCTTCAACGGGCATGGTTTTTTCATCATGGGTCATGCCATTATTCCGGAATATCGTCAAAGGACGTGCGAACCCTTGCCACAGTGCGTTCAAGGGTGCCCGAAGGCGTATCCCCAAGCCGTGCCTGCTGCGCCTGAATCGGGCGGAAAGCGTCTTCACGCATCTCCTGCATTGCCTCTTCGGTCAAATAGGCCGGGCGCTCCATGAGAACCAGGTCACCGCGCTCGATGCAGCCCGTGTGGCCCTCCGGCATCATGTGAGGAAGCCGGCTGACCGGGACTTCCGTCCAGTGGTTCTCTTTCAACCCAAGCATATGTGCGTGATCGGGCTGGCCATATACGGCTTTACGTTTCCACTCATACGACACACCCGGCGGAATAAGCTCCGGGGGAATGTGGTATGCGTCGGTGTTAGCTTTACGCTTGCGGACGAGCCGGGCCTCTCCCTCACGGGGACCGAGACGGGGTTCGGAACGAGGATTGGTTCGGGTCATACCTTTGTCTCCTTAAAACAGGGGTTCCATGTCGCCGCTTTTGACAAGGGCGTCATGGTGTTTGATCCAGTCTTTCAGTTCAACGCCCTGCTCGCGGGCGAGGCTTACGATACGCGCAGGGACATGGCGCTTCCCGGCGGGGGCCGTCTTCGTAGGAGCAGACCGGGACACAGGGGCCGCGACCGGCGCCGCCTTACGCGGCTTCGGCTCCTCCTGCTCCGTGGGAACAAGACCAACCGACCGCTCAATGAAAGCGAAATATTCCTCGGAGCCGGGGTCAACGCCTTCGCTGATCGCGCTGAAATGCGCAGACATGGCCTTGGCGGCCTTCTGGCGGTCCTTCACATACTCCGGGTGCGCCCGAAGCCATTGCTTGGTCCGATCATCATAATTCGATATGGCCGTTTCAAACGGGTCCACCGCCGGCTGGACCGGGGCTACCGGGCGCTGCACTTGCGCCGTATTAAGCTGCGTCAGGTAGGCTTCCGCCTGATACAGGCGGCGGTTAAGCTCCTGCGCTTTCTTGAAGTCGCCTTCTTCCATGGCGACGCGCGCGGCTTCGCTAAGGCGATCCGCCTCCGCTTTGAGCCCGGCCTTTGCCTGCTCAACGGCTACCGATTGCGAGTTGGCCGCCTCTTCCTGGTAGCGGCGCGCAGCGGCTTCCCGTTCTTGCGCGCGGGCTTCCGCAGCCAACCGGGCGGCTTCCTTGGCGTCATTCAGGCGGCGTAGTTCTTCGATATGTCGGCGAAGGTCGTTAGCCCCTTCAACGGATTCTTTGGTAATGAGTTTATCGGCTTCATCCTTGCCCTGCACCGGCTCTTCGGCGCCTTCCTCTTCGACGATGAACTCATCTTCCGAAGAATCTTCGATTTCCAAAACCTGTTCCGTCATTGCCTGATCTCCTTCGCGGCCTCGACCGCCATTTCCAAGAAATCTTTGTGGACCTTGCTGACGACGCACCTCCGAGTGTCCATCCGTTCCAGGTCCGACAGTCTGGCCTTCGCCGTCGCAAGGAAATTCGGGTCAATCCCGACCTGCCGGGTAAACAACGCCAAAGCGTTGCTTCCGTCCCCCCGACCGAGCATCCGGCTTTCGTAAGCCATTGCCAGGATATTGCCCATCTGAACAGCCGCCGGGGTCATCGGATAAGATCCGGCGAAGCGACGCGCAATTTGACATGCGAATCTTCAAGAAGGCGGCAGTGAACCCCGTTGATTTCCAGCGGGAACCCGTCCGAGAAGCGATAAGTGACCCAATCACCCACTTCGACGGACATACCGTGAAACTGGATATTGCCTTCATCGACAAAGGCCGCCGGGCCTTTCTTCAGAACCAGCCCAACCTTGCCTTGGTATTCGTCCTCCTTACGTGTCGAATCCGCGAGGTACAACCCGCTCTTGGTCTTCTCGGGGCGCTTGTACGTCGCCACCAGAACCTGGTTATGGAACACATCAATCGCGCCAAGATCCCCGATCTTGGATTTGAGTTCCTCGCGGGGATCGTCCTCATGCAGCATCGCCACAGCAACCATATTCAACCTCCTTCGATTTCCTTGGCTACTTCGCCCGCGTAATCCGATAACTTTTTCAAGGCGTATACCTGCCCGCAAAGATATCGGTAATGCGCGTAGTCTTCCGTCCCTTGCATGACGGATTTCGTTAGCTCTGCAATCCGTTCATCTACAACGGCGAAGAGCTTTTGCAAGAACAAATCGGCGTACATCAATGGACGCTCCCTGAGGGTAGCCCGCTGGAAGACCCTACGTTCAATTCGTACAAAGTCCCATCCGTACCGGCCATACCGAAAAGCTGAACCGAGACGATTTCGTTTTCACGCCCCGGCGCCAGAAGCTGGACATCGGCGTAATACGCGCCTTCCTCCCCCTCAAACTCATATAATGCAACGATTCGGCCTTTGAAGACCTCGCCGCTTTCATCGCAAAAATCCCATTCTTCCCCGAGGGAAACCCGATCAGGCGCCATCCCCATATTCTGCTCCTATCGCTTCGTCTTCCATGAACTGCTTCAACTTTTCCATCGCGCCCGGTGAAATGTTCTTAAGCCGGGCGCCATCCCTATACCATACTATTACCGCGTAGGCGTCAACGTCTCCCTCAATTCCGAAGAGAATGTCCTCCGCCACTGATTGGAAAGCGCCGCCCTGTAAAGGGCGGCGCTTCTTCGGGAATACACTAACCTTTGCGGGCATAGTATTTGGCCTGATTTAGCCGGCCAACACCGCTATCGACGCCGGCTTTTCCGTTCGGGGCCACACCGCCGCCCGTGGCCTTGCCACCCAGAAGCTCAAGACCGCGAATGCCCAAAGGGATCGCTTTGAGAATACCATTGGCGTCCCCGCCGAACTTCTTCCCCTCTCGTTTCTTCTCGACGCCCTTCTTTTCGTCGCGGGCTTTGTCGGAAACCTTGCCACCGCTCTTGCGAACTTCGCCAAGGCGGCTATCCCACGTACCCTTGGAACCGCCCTTTACCCGCTGTCCGAGTTCTTCGGTGGACAGTTCAGCCGGGTCAAGACGTTTCGGAACAGCCTTGCCGACCGGGGTGCCGTTCGGGTGCCCCTGAGGGTAGTTCGATGCGCCGCCCCAAGCCCGCTTGGCCCGCCCGCCATCCTTGCGTAGATTGAGCGATGGAGTGGCGGACTCTTCCTTGAACGCCTTCCAATAGGAAGACCGCTCTTCCGGGCTCATGGCCTCGATCTGCTTCACGAAATCGTCGCTCGCCCGGTCGTCCGGGGTCCGCTGGTCAACAGTGCCACCAGACGCGCGTTTGGCCCGGCCACCACACTTCAGCCCCTTGGTCTGGTCGCCACCCATCGGGTTCGACTGCCCCTTGGGCGCGGGGTTGGGTTCCCGTTCCTCGATGAGCCCGCGCGTAAGGTCACCCTCAGACCGCGAAGTCTTGTCCGCCTTCCCGCCCGCAGCGCGGGCCACACGGCCCCCGTCTCGCCGGGCCAGCAGCGGCGGGGGGCCGCCCATCGGAGCCGGCATCGGAGGCTTCGGAGCCGGGGGCATACCACCCGGCATACCACCCGGAGCGCCGCTCATGGGAGGAGCCATCGGCGCCGGCATCGGGGGCGCCGGGGGGTTTGGGGGAAACGGCATGTTCGGTGCGGGCTTGACGCCCGTCTCGATAACGATAGTGATATCGGGCTTCCCGCTCTTCTTGCCGCGTTTCTTCTTGTCGAGGCGTTCCAGCGGGGCCGAGCCATCGATATCGTCGTCCATGACGCCTCCGCCTGACGCGAACGCCGTCGGCTTCTTTCCGGGGTGCATAATCCGTTCATGCTTGTGAACAGCGCCCGCCGGGGTAACCTTACCCCCATCAGCGCGGCCCGTGAGCGTCTTCAGAAGGCTCTTCCGGTTGCCCTGCGACAAGTAATCCGACATGATCAAACTCCGCCATTTCGAGGGCCAATCATGCCGCCCTGCGCGTTGCGAATACTGTTCTCGACGCCCCGAAGAACATCTTTCTGGGCATTAATCTGCGCCACTTCCCGCTTAATTGCAACTTCGTTGGCCCACCCGACGGTTTCCGCCGCAAGACGCTGCCGGTCAAGGTTAACCCGTTCCGCATCTCTCTGCGCGTCAATTTCAAGCTCTCTGGCCTTAAGCTCAAGTTCAAGCTGTGCCAGTTGGGCTTCGATCTGCTGCTTCTGCGCCTTAAGCTGGACCTCTTGGGCACGGATCGGGTCCACCATGGGCTGCGGCGGGGGCTTCGGCGGGGCGTACAGCGATTCCACGTCTGCGATGCCCATCATGTACAGAATCCGGGTCGTAACCTTCTTCTGGTCAAAAAGGCCAGGATTCTGCGTCACCAAAGCCTGCAAAGCCGTGGCCTTCATGACCCTGTGAGTGTGCGATGGCGTGTTAGGGTCCGCGCAAGGCACCAGATCATAGTCCTTGAGCGCCATAAGGATCATTTCCCGTTGATCCGGGCTGTCCTCGCCACTCCGATACCGGAACAAAGCCTCCGGGTCTCGCAGAAATTCCCGCTTCAATAGGGCAAACTCTGCCGCCTGCGCCGCGTGAAGCCGCTTATGTACGGCATCCATGACCTTGGATGCCTGCTCGATCATCGCGAGCGTGGTGCCCACCGGAACATCGGCCCGGCCTTCGCCTACAGCGAGTTCCGACGTGTTCCCGACGCGCTGACCCGTCTCCGCAATGCTCTGGATCAGCCCCAATGTCGCCGGCGAAGGGTCTTTGTAGGGCAGCGGCATGACCACGGCCCCGATAGGCTTCTCACCCGTCTGAATTCGCTGGCCCTGGCCCGGCGCAAGGCGAAAATCGCTCGTTTGCTGCCGCCCCATGGCCTCGGAATACAGAAAAGACGGGAAACTGGCGAACATCCCGGCGTCCAGCATCTCCCGCCAGCCCGCCGTAAGCGCCTGATTGGTGTTTCCGAGGATATGGAGAAGCCCGATACCGTAAAACCCGATGGCATCGACGTAAACATACCGGACAAAGTGCGTTTCCGGCAGTTTCATGTCGTCTTTTTCGGACCAATTGCGCCGAATGGACAGAATTTGCCGGGAATCGCGCTCCAATGTCACGATATACGGCAGTTCCAGCCCGGTTTTCTCGTCATCTTCGTTGACGTGCTCGAAGCCGGGAAGGTCCAACTCGCAATAGCACTCATAAATCGTGTAATCCACGTCCTCAATGTTGGTGGAATACGCGATTATGCCCTCGATGCCGCGCTTCGTTTGTTCCAGAATGTCCGTTTCGTCCGTCGGAACACCAAGATCAATGTCCCGATAGGCCCCAAGAAGCTGCATCCGGCGCAAGGTTGAAGGCTTCATCACGCTTCTGTGCGTGATGCGCTTCGCCGTTGACAGGGAAGTGGCCGTATTGTTGACGATCAAATCGTCTGCATCGACAGTCAAGGATACAGGCCGGCGCAAAATCGGATCATTGTAGACCTTTTTGAAGCTGCTGCCGCCCATGCCGACATCGAACAGCATCTTGTCCGTGTCGGGGTAGTACTCCACGGCCACCGAGGTAAGGTAATGATTCAGGTATTTTTCCAACGCGGACGCCATAACGTCTTGCTCGTTGGTCCCGACGCCATCATTCCGCACCTTGACGGGGCCGTTAGCCGGCAAAAGCTCGCCACGGGCGTTCGCCTGAAACCGAAGCACGGCTTCCAGCAAGAGCGGATGCCTGACGGTACTCATGCCCTCAAGAGGGGCTGACCCGGGACCGGTATCCCCGCGCGGATCTTCCAGCTTGAGCCCGAGCATTTCCAGCCCGCGAGCCCGCGTCTGTAGCCATTCCTGACGCGAGGCATCGTCATCCGCGATCCCGGCAAGCAGGTCTTCCGCCACCATGGCCAGATCGTAATCCGACATGAACAGCGCAAGGTTGGCTTCGTGGTCTTCCGCGCCTTCCATATCCCGCGTGCTGCCGATGGTAATCGTAACCGAGCCGTCCTCGTTCTCGATTTCGAGCCCCATGGCCTCAAGTTCGTCTTCGGCGTCCTCTTCAAGGAAAACGTCGCTGACGATCTCGTCAGGCTTCGGCGCTTCTGCGGAGATGGTAAACGGGTCCATGACTTCACCTTAGCAAGGGTACAAGGCCCCGCGTCTCACCGGGCGGCGCACTTCATCTTCAATGGCACTATACGCTTCTTCCTTACGAACGAGAACACCGGATTTCCGCAGGTACGAAAGCGCCATTGACACGGCGTCAACAAGATCGTCATGCTTTCCCTTCGGGAACGTGCTCATTTGGTCGATAACGGCCTCGGCCCACCGCTTGTTCGGCGCGTAGACCAGCCCGTCATAGAAGAAATGCGAGATGGCGTGGACACGGGAAACCTTATCGCCCTTCGGGTTATCCATGCGGATGCCATACGGGCTATCCACAAACAGCCGCCGAAGTTCCTGTTCAACGCTCAACCCGCTGGCCTTGGCCTCGATTAACAGGTCATTCACCTTGAACCGCCTGCAATCAGCGTCAACGCGCTTGACCAGATCGTGAAGCGCCAACCGATCCTGCCACGCCATGATCAGCATTACGCGTGGCTTGCTGACGGAAACGTTATATCCCGCGTGACGTTCCTCTTCATGGAACACGCCCCAGATGTTAAAGCCACTGTAGTCGTTTTCCTGTTTTTCCGTATATGCCGGATCCAGCGTCGCCACGACATAGCTGAAACGCGGGTAGGTGTTTTCCCTGCCCGGAGGCGCGATATCCTCCCACGCGCCCCACCATTCGCGCTTGATGATACCGCCGCCGCGCGGCGAAGGCGCCTGCTGAAGTTGCCCTGCGGCGGCGTATGGGCCAAGCTCCCGTTCAAGTCTAGCTACATAGTCATCGCTGTACTGCTCCGGCCACGCAAGTTCACCGTCCGCCGTTCGCGGGTCTACCCACCCAATGCTCGTAACGCAGCGCCGATCCGGGTCGAACTTCATAGGAATACAAAGATGCGTGTAGTTCATGTCCTTCGACAGGATATACCCGCTGACGTCTTCCTCATGGGTCCGCTGCTGAATGACGATGATCACCGATTCTTTCGGTGAGTTGATACGTGTCGGAATGACCTCCGAGAACCATTGCAGCGTCGATTGGCGAACGGCCTGCGATTCCGCTTCCTTGACCGAGTTAGGGTCGTCGATCAATACACGGTCGCCGCGTTCACCTGTGCCAACGCCGCTGATTGAAGTCGCCATCTTCCACCCGGTCGCCTCGTTACCGACCTTGGTCTTGGAACTCTGGTACGAGTTCATGATCACCCGGTCGCCCCAACGCTTCTGATAAAGCTCCGAGTTCACGATCAAACGGAACTTCTCGTTATCTCGAATGGTTAGCGTTTCCGCGTAGCTGGCGCATAGATACCGCATCGTCGGCATATTCTGAGGACCCCATTCCCATGCAGGCCAGAACACGTTCAACGTCAGCGATTTCATGAATCCCGGCGGGACGTTAACCAGAAGACGTTTGACCTCCCCCCGTGTCACGGCTTCCAGGTGTTCGCACAAGGCTTCAATGTGCCACCCGCCCACAAAACTGCGTCCTGGCTCGATGATATGCCAGAACTGCTTGATGAACTCATACAGCGACCGCTCCGCAAGGCGTTTTTCCAGTTCTTCCTTCAGCTTCCGGGCGCGCATGGCCCGCTCTTCGAGTTCCCTTCTGGTCATGCGTAAGGAAGCCTTTGAAAGACATACGTCGTGTATGGCTGCGAAAGCTGGAAATCGCTCGCCAACGATGACATTCGATTGGATTCCGATATCTGATATTCACTCGGGGGGTACCCCGGAATAAACGCACACGGCTGCGCCGGATCTTCGATAACGCAGCCATTCCTTGTTCCGGAAAGCGAAAGCTGCCCGTACACGGACACGATCACCGTACTCAACGTGGCGTTGACACATCGGGCCGGGGGTCCATAGAGGTTATCCGCCGTCGCCAGAAAAAGTTCTCCGGCTTCGGAATCCGGTACGCCGATATCCGTGTTCGTGATAACGGCGCCCCACGCGGACGAACAGACGCCTTCCGCCAGCACACGGTAATAGCCAGACGGGTATGTGGCGTCATAAGGTGGCGTTTCTGTTTCCCCAAGAAACAGGCTCACGCAAGCATCAATGCACGCCTGCCTCGTCTGGAACCAGCGCGTCAACGGCACCATAGGCGGTACGCCATCAGCCGCCACACTGGTCTGCGGAGACGCCGCCATCAACTTCCACGGATACTGCAGCGCCATGCCCCGCTCCCTTACGCGATGTTGATCCGGTCCCATGGTGCCGGCAGATACACGCCCGCGCACACGTCAGCGGGGTCAACCGGCTCCACGTTCGGCGGCTGAACCACTTCAACCGGCAGCGTTACGACCTCCTTGTCGCCATTCGTATAGGTCACGACGACAACGATAATGACCACCTCTTCAGTCCACCAGGGCCACTCGATGATCCACGTCACCTCGTCATCGGTAACTTCAACTTCGTCAACCATGCCCGTTCCGCCAGTTCCCGGCGTAACCGTGGCACTGGCAATCGTTCGCCCGACACCGGACGCAAAGACCATGCGATACCGGAACCGCTCTGCCAGCGAAACCGGCGTCAACGGCGGGGCATAAATCACCGCCATTTCGCATTCGGCAAACTGCTCGTAGGTATTCCCGGCATTCGTTACCACGATACACTGGATCGTGTACCGGTTGCCCAAGGCATTCGTCCCCACGCTCCAATCGAACTGTTGCGACGTGCCTGTAGCCGTAAACGTCGGGGCGCCGGAAACATGATACTCCGGGTTCGGGTCAGAGCCACTGCGCAGGTAGGCGTTCCACTCCGCGCTGATTATCTCTTCGCCCGGCACCAGAATAGCCGAAAAGTCCAGACTGAATGTCTGGACTTCCGAGATATCGCACGGGGGGAAATCCTGCCCGACATAGCTCATGAACGTTTACCTCCGGGCAGCCGCAGCGGCGGGCGCGCGTATTCGCCGCCCCGGTACCCGCTTACAAGCCAAGGTTCAATAGACACCGACCTCATGGGTCCGTAGACCCAAAAGGCCGCACGGGGCGTTTCCGCAAGAGGCAAGAAAATCCGCCGAAACGGATACCTGCGTTTCTCCGGTACCATATCGTTCCAGCGTATCACCGTTTTGCCCCCGGCTTCCCGCCCCACGAAACCGCGCTCGGCATGGCGTCGAAAGCGCGGTCGGACGCCGCTACTGCGGTTTCAGGTTCATCCTGCAAACGCATCATCATTTCGAGAAACCGAGCCCATTGCTTCTGCGAAGGCGGCCCCTCCACGTTTTCAACAAAGCCGGCGGCCCACGCCTTGAACTCGGACACCTTCATTTCCTCCTCCATCAGCTTTCAGCGAATTCTTCCAGATCCGCCAACAGATCATATTCCAGATCTTCGGCGTCGTCCTTAACTTCCGTCCCTTCCAGTTTCCCTGTAAGCGCCTCGATCTCCGCGATCAGTTCATCATCAGAAAGCCGCTTGACTTCCATGCCGACGCGATCACTGACGCCGCCCTCCTGCACAATCCGCAGTTTCGTGATGTCCAGCAACACCTTGGCAAAGGTGCCAAGCGCCTTGGTGTCCGTTGACAGAACACGCTCGTTGGTGTTCTCCACGGCCCAGGCCAACTTGGCCCAACCCTTGGCCTCGATCTCCACCATCTGTTCCATTATCGGACGTATGATGGCGCCCTTGACCTCTGTCACCTCATTCGCAACCTGGTTGTGCAAGGTTTCGTCGAACTGTTCGGCACGGCGCTTCCAGTCCGATTGCTTCATCCAGTACAGGATGTCCTTGTCCGAGGTTTCCGTGAGATACCGCTCACGGACAACCTTGACCAGCGTATTCCCGTCCCGCTGCTCAGGCGGCAGGGAACACCAGATCGAGAAGATCTCGGCCCGTGTACCCTTTATCCTCGTCCGCGTAGGGCGCCTCATTCATCAAAATCCCCGATATGGCCGGGGGCAATCGAATCCTTCGGGTTTGCCTCATACGCTTCGATCTGCTCGATCAGCGCATCAATCCGCTCCACAGCGCCCGGCTGATGGCTCTTCCACAACCAGGACACTTCCCGCAGGGCAGCGATGTATTCCCGGTCATTCTCGATCATGTTCGCACCAGAACCGGCAACGTGAACCGGCGGGGCGGGGCCGTCAGGGTATAAACCTTAGTCACGGTTGGCATCACGGAACTCCGGTCGAGGGCTCAAACGAAACGTCTGCATCGTCTGCCCGTATTTGTTCATAACGTAGAACGTGCCCTCGGTGAACACATCGTAATCGTCTTCATCCTCAGAATAGTACGCCGTCACCGTGGGGGACCCATGCTCTGATGCACGGGAATATTCGGCTTCCAGGATAGCCATGATGCGGCAGGTGCCATCAGGCATCACATGCTTCAGCGTAAGGTCCATTTGCTTATCTCCATATACTCGTGCCGAGGATCGTAGCACGTTCGGCCAACGAAAATCAAGATATAGCCGGGGCTCGTGGAGGGACCCGGTTTCCGTGGAAAAATTCAACCTGAAAAGGGGTGGGGGTGGCTTCCGGAAGGCGTCCAACTTTTTTCGTTTGAACGGTTGGCTAACCGTTTACCCGTTTTTAGTTTTAAAATTAAGCCGTTTACCGTTTCTAGTTTTAAAATTAAGCCGTTTACCGTTTCTAG